GCGCACGGTGGGGCGTCTGACCGGGGTCTGCTAGGACCCCGTCTAACCAAAATCTAGCGATGTGCAGATCATTACCCTTCTGCACCCTTGGCCGGGCAAGAACCAATTCTCAATTAATTCTTACCATGGCTACAACTACAGTGAAACGATTATTCAAGGTTTCGAAAGGGCTGGTTACCCTTTCCAACGCGTTGGTTGCTCAGAATTCGCAATCCAACAATGTTACTGTCACAATTGCTTCGAGCCTTTCAATAGGGGCTGCTGCTCTTACTTACTACTATTGCAGGCCTTGGCTGATGGCTACCAACAAGACTTTGCGGTCTGTTCTGGAGGGAGAGAACAACGCAGATCTGAGTTCGGAGCTTACAGTTCCTGTTCAAGAAGTTGAGCAGGGGTGTCGAAACCAAAACGAGCCGGTGTTTACACCATCAGTGAAGCGACGAGTTAAGTCGGGATGCAGAAATGCGTACCAACGGGAAGTTGTTGCCGCTGTTAAGGCAAAGTTTGGAGTTCCATCCAAGACTGAGGCAAACCGCCGAGCGATTCGTCGATATGCCACTGAAGTGATGCGTGCTGATAACATGCGTTACACCCACCTACAACGTATGATGCCTCTGATCATTGAGGCAGCGTTTGTTCCAGATCGATATGAAATCGAAGGTGGTAAAGTGGCCAATTGCGCTCTAGCTAAGAGCCGCCAGATTGAGTACGGGGTACTGCAGTCTGCGGCTGGGTTTGCCCAGGCCTGAGGGGGCTTGGCTGTGGTGCATGGCGTTAGGCATAGATCAAATCTTGCCCACACGCAGCTGACCATGCACCTAGACAGTCAGGCTGCCTGTCGCTCTCGCCGGATGTTCGTATTGAACGGGGTCTCCGGTGAGGGTAGGACGTTAAAAATAAATGACCCAGATCTCAACACGCTTAACACAGCACTGTTAGAGCGAGTCTACTATCACAATGTGGATGGAGAATACAAGCTAGTGGAAGACCCAAATGAAGGGGTTGTTAATTCCAAGCTTCAAGAATTCCGTCGATCACTTGTGACATGGTTGGGTAGTTCCTCCCCCGTTTCCCCTGAGCAGTTTGCTCAGATGTACGACGGACGTAAACGAACCATCTATGACCAAGCCGTAGTAGACTTCACCACCCATGGTGTTCGCAGACGCGACGCTTACAGTGACAGTTTTGTTAAGTGCGAAAAAGTTCCTTCCAATAAGGCACCACGTTGTATTCAGCCCAGAAGGCCTGTGTATAATGTTGCGGTTGGGCGGTACCTAAAGCCCGTAGAGCACAAGATTTACAAAGGGATACAGAAGGTTTTTGGATCTGATACCCCTGTTGTTGTTAAAGGATTTAACGCTGTTGAAACGGCGGATATCATCAAACGCAAGTTCGAAAAGTACACACACACAGTGTGTCTTGGTTTGGATGCAAGCAGGTTTGATCAACATGTGAGTCAGCAAATGCTAAGATGGGAGCACTCCATCTACAACGCAATGTTCGAATCAAAAGAACTACGCAAACTGCTTAAATGGCAGATTGACAACATTGGGTTTGGTAGATGTGAAGATGGATGGTTGGAGTACAAGGTTAAGGGTAAACGTTTCTCAGGAGACATGAACACTGCCTTAGGAAACTGCCTCATCATGTGTGCAATGGTATACGCTTACGCTAAGGAGAGGGGAGTTGACATTGAATTGGCAAATAACGGTGATGATTGTGTGGTCTTTATGGAGGCTGACCAACTGACCAAATTTTCCCGAGGATTGGATGAGTGGTTTGAGCAACTAGGTTTTGTAATGACAAAAGAAGCACCAGTGTATGAATTACATGAGGTTGAGTTCTGTCAATGCAAGCCCGTTTATGGCTCCCACGGTCTCGTGATGTGCAGAAGTTTTGAGAAAGCACGAGAAAAGGATTCAATCTGCCTATTCGATATTTCAAAGCCAGCAGCAATGGCCAAGTGGATTGGTGCTGTTGGTGAGTGTGGTTTGGCACTCGCATCCGGTGTGCCCGTGTTTCAAGAGATGTATCACTCTTTTGTTAAGCACGGTGCACCCAGCAAGCTCACGAAATCCGTGGGTTGGCAATGCGGGATGACCATGATGGCGAAGGGCCTTCACGCTCGCTACGAGCCGGTCGGAGAGGATGCACGATATTCTTTCTACGTAGCTTTTGGAATAACCCCCGATGAGCAGGTGGCACTCGAGGAGTACTACCGCAACTGGGTACCGGCACCCGGTTGTTTGTATGACGTTAATTTGGTGGACGTTGATACTGCTCCCTTCTAGTCAGTAAAATGACAAATACTTGTGGTGAATATTTGTGAAGATGAAAGGAAATCAAATTAAAAACAAGAAAATGAATCTAAAACAGAACAAAAAGAAGGTGTCCAGTGGACGGCGCAATGGCTTTGCGCTCGCTGGTGGCAATTATGCACCGGGTGGTGCGATTGTTAGCACACCTACCAAGGACACGTTCCGAACTACTGTGCGAGGAGCGGTTACTCTCACTAACTCCGTAGTTGGTGAAACTTCGAACTACTTCTCAATGTCGTTCCATTCGGGGACAGGCTTCTCCAACATCTCAACGTCGATTGCGAATTTCGGGGCGAACTATCGTCACTTCCGTGTTCGATCGGCGGTGTTGCGTGTCATGGGAATCACACCTCTCACTTCAGGTGGATTAGCAGCAGTTTGCTACGATGGGTCGCCTACAACGGCTGTTCCATTGAGCTTGCAATCGATCACTAACCATGTGCATAGTGTCATCGTACCCATTGGGGAAGTCGGTGAAGTGCATGTGCCTTCTAGTGCCCTGCCCTTGGAGTTCAAGCAGGTGCGTGATGTTCCCCCCGATGAAACGAATTGCTGTGGTGTCATCCAAATCGTTGGAATCAACACTGCACCTACAGCTGCAGCTTCGGTTGTTGTTGAGGTGTTGTTAGACATCGAGTTCAAGGGCTTCCAGTAGTTGTGTGTTCTGAATAAACAAATGAAAC